GAATGATTCGAGATTTTAAAGGTTTTTTGAAATTATAACCGAAATAACTCTCGCTTCCACTAAAACTTGCCGCAGAACTTGCCATGGTCAAAGCCAAAGCATCTGCTTTGTCGGGAGATTTTATTCCGCGTTTGCGCATTTCATCTTTTGACTCTATCTTTATTTTTCCTGTCGAGGTATATTTATAGAGAGGCGCAGCCAATTCCGAGACAAGCTCATCATCATTAGGAAGTCGGCAATCACGCTGCGCCAGCCAATCTTTTATCGCAAACCATAACTCAGCACGCAAGTTCAAATAGTTCTTTTTGGTACTTGGAGCTTCTGCCACATTCACCCCGCGCACTGGTAAATTTTGCTCACGCAATCGATCAACCACACCCGCACCAAGTCCAATAACATCGACTAATATTTCTTGGGGTTGTTCCATGACAGTCGAATCATCGTAGCGATTTTTAACCACACCACAAAGTTGCATCAAGTCCATGGAGGCAAATGATTTAATTTCTAAGACAGTATTTCCCTGGCGCACGCACAGCGCACTGTTATCGCCACCGAAGCGTGCAACATCTAAACCCCAAACAATGGGTTCATTCGCGGTGAGCGTGACATCGCGTTCTACCGCACCGCGCACTAAGTCCATCGGTATGACAGTATCATCATCCGCGCTAGGAAACTCGCCCATGACCTCCACGCGCGCGACAGTAGAATCTTCGCCATACTGCTCGATCATCGATTGGAAGAGTTTTTGGTCAGTGCCTTCGACAGTGCGCGAGTCGATTTGCACATTCTGCCAAAAGCGCTTTTTGCTATTAAAGGAATCGTAGAATGGGCCTGTGTTTCGGCGCGGGTTGGAGAAAGTAAACCAATAACGATTGGATGTTGGTTCAGAGAAGAAACCCTCCGATACGCTGTAAATGGGTGAAGGTATACCCGAAGCCTCATCCATAATTAAACAGACCCCGTAGGAGCTGTGAATACCCGCAAAGGCATCTGGATTTTCTTCTGACCATAGTTGCGCCTGCGCGTAGTAATAACCAGTATCAATCTTGAGGTCGCGCTCTAGCGCTTCTTGAAACCAAGGCGCTGGTTTAACTGTGGTTGCAGTTTTTTGAAACCAATGAGAGTTAATTGCAAGAGTCATCCATTTACCAAGTTCAGCCCAAGTTCTACTTCTGAGCTGTTGTTCGGTGTTAGCGGTTACTATGATGGTAGCCCCTAGTCTTGTGGATAACATCCAAAGAATAATCCATGAAACCAAAGCAGATTTACCAATACCACGACCTGAAGCTACAGCCATTCTAAACATCTCTGGTAAATCCCTAGTGCCATTTCTAGCAATATGGATTGTCATTTCTCGTAAAATTTTTTCCTGCCACTTGCGCGGGCCTTTAAAGTCTTCGAGGGGGGTGTCTTTCATTCCCCAAGGGAAAGCAAACTTAACAAAGTTTAATGGATCGTCTTTTACATTGACCGACCATATCTCCGTCATCAATCTCTTTTCGTCTTCGGCTTTATATTTCATAAAAAAAATTTAAAAAAAATTAAAAAAAATTAGTTCATCAGTATATATATACATACTACCCGCGCACAATCAAAGGGGGGGTCATTTGCTAATCATCCGCACCCGCGCAAAAGGTGAACGCGCTATCAGAAGCGCGGAGAGTAGCGCTGTGAGCTTCGCGCGCTCGTGCGCGTGGGTAGGTACAAGGGAGAAGATAAATACCCCGTGCGCAAGCTCTCATGACTTCGTGGCCTTGTTTAGTTGTTTGATGTCGATATCTTCGCGCGCGCTGGGGAGCGCGTCCGCTTGGTGTTCGATGATGCGCGAATTCGCCGAGCTAATTATTTCGCTCAAATTTAAAGTATGCGTATGTTCTTGCTTTTCTGCCCAGCGTTCTCGGTCGGCACTCTTTAAATAAAATTGTATGCTTTGAAAATCGCCCTCGTTTATTTTTTCGGCTAGTTTAGAGGTTGCTCTTTGTAATCCTTTCGCCTTTCCTCTTGCCAATGCATCCGACAATTCAGAATTTTTTTTGTTCCTATGTTTATTAAATGTATCCCAACCAACCCCAATTGATCGGCAAATATCCATAATCCCAAGGTTTAAAGATGCCAAATGTTCTACTTGTTCATAGTCTATAACAATTGGCTTCCTTCCTCTCTTTTTAGGTGTTTTTGTTGTCATTTTTCCGAATAAATACCATTTATTACGAATTAATTTAGATTAAATTAATTTCCCTTATGCCCCTATATTATCGCATTCCTGGAGCATTCACCTAATCTGTTTGCAAAGAATGTTGCTTATAATGTGTACAAATAAGTTTTTATATGCATAATAGGAGATATATAAATTACTTAGGAGAGTAAAAAATGAGTAAACAAATAGCAACAAAAAACTGTATTGAGTGTGTAAGAGGTAAAAATTCTATCAATGGCAACCCAAGATATATTTTTACTTTTGAAGATGGTACAGAAGTTAAAACAGAGGCTAATGCTGGCTGGGTATATGGATTATCTAATTGTTTTTATTATGAAGATAAAAGAATTACTTTTGAGTATGTCACTAGGCGCAATAGTCAAATAATGACTGATTTTATAAAAGCATGATCTAACAACCCCCCCACGATTTAACGCCCCGTCTTTTCGGGGCTTTCGTGGTATAACTAACTTACTTTTAGGAGAGTAAAAATGGATATTAAAAACTGGATATTAGAAACCCAAGAAATAGAAGATATAAAAAGCATATCTGAAAATGGCTGTGTCAATGGTGCTTGTAATGATCTTATTTATTATGAGGACACAGTAAAATTCTATGATGACCATAAAGATGAGATATGGCAATTATTAGAAAATGAAACAGAGCAATTCGGATATAAAACTGTATTCGAATTTATGGGAACTTGGTCAGATTATGCTGAGAATATAAATAGCGATACATCATTTAAAAATCTTTTAGCCTGGTGGTCTGTTGAAAATGTTTGCTATCAAATCCTTAACTCTGAAGAGGTGGCATAAATGAAAGACTATGCACACAAACTACACAAGCCAAGAAAACCGCGACACTGGACGAACCAAGCGCGGACAATTACCGAGAATATAATAATTATATTTTTCTTTGCATCCTTATTAACTCTTATATCGTGGGTGATCTAATGGAAGATAAATTTACATTATTCAATTATATGTGCGACATATTAGAGAACTTTTACGATAAAAACGGCTTAGAGCATTTATGCGCTTTAGATTCTCAATATGTTGGAAACTATAACGACATTTACCAATTAGCTTGGCTTATTAGATTTTGCGAACTTTGGGAAAAAGTAGAACAAAGAGAGGTTAACAGATGAGCGCTGATACATTAACAGAATTTAGAGTTATTAGAAAAAAGGTTATCCGAGAAGAAACTTACATCTATGCGGAAAGTTGGGAAGATGTCGAGTCTAAACTTGATGATGCAATTATTAATGACTCTGTTGAATGGGAACATTTAGAAGATATCCAAACTATAGATATAGAGGACGCTTAACATGAGCATCAAAAGATATAACTTCAACAAGCCAAAGATTAACCGCCAAGAATTAGAACTCTTAAATTGGTTCTTAGCGCACACTGACGACAACCCGCTAATCAATCCAAAGGCCTTGGAACTATTCAAGGCTAACGGCTACAGCGCGAAAAATTACCAAGACTTAGTCAATAAGATTAAGACCATTTTAAAAACTTATAAAACCAAGGGGGAATTATGATAACTGAATCACAGCTTAATAAGGCTCATTTAGAAGCAAAAAAAATATATAAAGATTTCTTAAAAGATTTAAACCAAGGGGAACAATCTTGGCATGAGATAGAAATAGATGGAGAGTATTTTGATATTGAATGTTGGGATGAAACAGGAACAGAAAGAAAAGAAACGACTTGTGCTATATATCCTGTATACCCTACAAAAAATGGATTAAGGGCAACGGATGGCACGAAATGGGTTCGTTTATTTACAAATAAGGAGAGCAATAATGAAAATAAATAATCTAACGCCTAAACAATTCGCTAGGCGCGAAATAATTAAATATTTGCGCGATCTATTCGACAATCCGCAAAAGTATATACAAGGCTTTGACGATCTAACACATAGACAACAAGAGGAAATCTTACGCTTTGTATCGTTAGACGAACACAGAATCGATAAACTTTTAAATTTACCAATGGGGGAATCATGAGCGTATTTGACATAACAAAGAAATCCAACACATCGGCTTATATTCAAATGGGTAATGTAACTGTATATGTTGACAACTCGACTGGCGAACAAATTGTAAAAATTTGGAAGACTGCAAATAGTACAGGGCAAATTTCAGACATTCACCACTCATGTTTTGATATTGAACAACAAAAAAGGGTGAAACTATGACACAACACAGAGAAATGATAGAGGAAGCGAAACGCTTACTAAATAGCGAAAGGGAAAACATACCAAGCATGAGCAAAGACTTTGGTAAAGACTACTGGGTCTTAACCTATCCATGCGGGAAGATTGTTAAAACTTACGAGGACAAGCGCAAAAGGGATGTAATTATTCAGGAATCATACTAATGATTGAAATACTTGGTTTTATCTTTGGTATTGGTTTTTTAATATGGTTAGTCATAGTCTTAACGCTATGGCTAATCGTTAATTATTGGGGGAATAGATAATGAAATTAGATTTAACAGCAACAGAATTTGAATTTTTGTCGGTTATGGTGGTTGAGACTCTAAACAAATTAGAGAATGAAGCTAAAAACAAAACTACTGAAAATTTAGCAGAAACAAAAAAAGACTATAAAGCAATAAAAAGAGTGTATGAAAAAATGTCTTATTACCATGATGAATATGATCTTATAAATCGTGATGAAGAACCAAGCATTTTTATTCAAGGTGATGTTTACGATTCATATGGACACCCCGCGGGGAAATTGTTTAATGGCGATCTATCAGATGAAACTTATTCAATGATTAAAAAAGATGTTATCAAGAATTTTACCAAAGTAAATTATTCTGTAAAAAGCATGATGCGCCAAAGAAAATATAAAATAGCAGAGGAGCAATATATTGATTACATTAAAAAACACAATATTAAATCTCACAAAATAGATAAGATTTCTTACGCCAATTCGGAATACATAGCTAACAACAAATGTTTTTATTTAAGAGATGAATATGGTAATTTGTTAGCGCACATGAAAGATAATCCCATGCGTATAATTCTTGAGAGAGACCCCAAGCGCGTTGTTTTAGACCAAGGTGATATTTAATGAGTTACGATATAGCTCAATTCAAATACATCAACCATATGCGCGAACATTATGGACTAATAGGCGAACCCGAATACCCCGACCGCACACGCTCGCACCAAGACGAAAACGGCAACTGGGTACTTGTCTCACCGCAAGGCCTAAAAATGGCAAAAATATTTAAAAACGGGGATATAATAGCCTAACCAATCAACGGGGCGCACCAAGATAGCTTTACTCTCCTTCCCCAAGTTAGCTATCGCGCCCCACCTGCTCGCGCAAGTGCGCACCTAAACCAACCAATAGAAAATGCTTCTTCCCACCCGCTTGCGATTTCCTTAACCGCTTGCGCTCACCCTCTAGCACACACCATAGAACCTCTTTCTCTAATAACTCGCTCATTCCTCTGCTCGCGCTCGTTCTATGCACTCCAATCATCTTGCAATAATAACTAATAGCATCATGGCTACTCCAGGTCTGCCACCGATAGCGCTCGCACACGCTCCAAAGTAACAGCTTCGCTACGGGCGATAAATCTTCTCGCCCCGCGCGTGCGCGGTAGAGATTCCAGATTTCTTTTTTTAACTTTGAATAATCGCGAAAGGCTTTATCAAACTCGATGGATATAAGTGCGCTCTCGCGCTCGCGCTCAATGTTCCCCGCGCTAACCCACCAGGAATTTTTTAATTCTTCTCTCATACTTCTCCTTTCTTTCTTAAGAGACATAAAAACCTTCAAGGTTTTTTGTCTCTATATATATATGTATATATATACGGATATTTGTAGCGTTATGCTTATAGTGTTGTAGCGCTTTGCTACAGTCGTTGTAGCGATATGCTACAAGCATTGTAGCGCTTTGCTACAAGCTAACCAATATCACCATACAACATAATACGCCAATCAAGGCTAATTTCATCATCGTTTCATGGTTCATTCTTCTTTCTCCTCCTTGTCAATGCCGAAAGCTACTTGACTAATAATGTTCTCGATTCTTTTATAAGTATCTAAATCTTCTTTGGTTTTGGTGGCCTGTCTATCAATCTCGGTGGCGTAATCACCAAGGACAGTAACAATAATATGTTTATCTTTTTCGCTTAGAATCAGTCTCATTTTTTTGCTCCTTGTTTGGTTTCTTCTTACCAAAGATTTTATCAAAATTATCTCTGTATTCTTGGCTATAAACTAAATCTCTTGGTTTATCTCCTTTACCGCTCATTGTTATACCTCACTTAAATTCTATTTCACCAATTAAATATTCTTGTATTTCAACCAAAGTATCATACAAAATGTCATACTTTTTAATCAGCCATTCCTTATTGTTTATTGTCTTTTGGTGTTCTTTTAATTGTTTTTTGAGTGTTTCAATTTGATCTAACATTAATTTTTCTTCTTGTGTAAAGTTCATTCTTTAGCTCTCGTTTGTATTTCAAAATGATTAATCTCATTGTTTTCAACCGCATCTTTAAACTTCTTTTTTAATTCATCATGGCTTAGATTAATCGCATCATCAATAAAGACCACGCCTTTAACTGTATCGCTCATATTTCCATGCCTTTTAATATGTGAGCAATGACTTCTATTGTCCAACCATTACCAAGCATTTTATAACGCTGGGTGTTACTCACATGATTGGTGTAATTATCTGGAACAGTTTGCAATCTCTCGCACTCTAAGGGTGTTAGCTTTCGCCAATAGACTTCTTGTTCTTCGGTTATTTGCAATATATGTTGTTTGGTTAATGCGCTTGTAAGAGTGTTCATTTTCTCATCTTGCCTTTTAACCAAGTGTCTCATATGCCTGGGCGACCAATCTTTCCCTGTTCTTCTTTTATGTTCATATCTTATTTGATTGGCTTCAGGTGTTCTAACTTCTGTCATAGCCCTAACATCAATTAATTTTTGTGGTATTCCTGTTGCGTGAAAAGTACCACTTCTTTCAAAGTTTGCTTTAGATGATTTGTAATACTGGGATTTAATTGTTTGCGACTTTTCTGGTAAATCATTAGTATCGTCAACTAACTTTTGTGGCACTAAAATCATGCCATTGTTTCCAGAATCTTTAAAAACCATCTGTCTCCTACTTTTTTTAAAATAGTTTTCAACGCTTGAACCCTTGTAATAATTAGCATCTAGGCAATGACTTTTATCTCTTTCAGTATTAAAGCCATCTTCTAAAATATCTCTTAAAACAATTCCTCTATCTTTTGGCTGCTCAACATTAGGAATGTTAGTCCAATAGTAACGCTGTCTTGATTGGGCAGAAACCAAAGAGCTATTAATAAAGATTGGCTCAACTCCCATGTACTCAGAAATAATATCTAAGTATTCTTTTTTCATTCTTACATTTTCTAGTAAAAAATATTTCGGCTGTAAATATGAGATAGCTTTATGAAACTCAAAGAACAATGCAGACCTTGGATCATCAAATGCTAACTGTTTACCTGCAAAGCTAAATCCTTGACAGGGTGAGCCACCCATTACCAAATCAATCTTTGGCAATGTAGATAAATCTAACTTGGTAATATCACCCACTTGAATAATCTCTGGGTAATTAGCCGCGCTCACTTGCATGGCATACTTATCAATCTCACTTGCATAATACTTATCAACTTTAATGCCTAACCTATCCAAGGCTAACATTCCGCAAGACATACCATCAAACAGACTTAGTACATTCATTTTTTGCCTCCAGGTAATTGTTCTACATCAAACCATCCGCATGGGTAATTAATCATATTAAAAATCTCCAATATTAAAGTTGCTCTCTTTGTAAGGCTCAAGCACGGCCTCTTTCCTAAACAATGTCTTGATTGATACATCAACCTCGGATGAATTACTTTTCACCACCGCGCCCTTCACCACGCGCAACCGCTCATAGTCCACTCCATTATCAATACAAATTCTCTCCGCTTCTTCTTCATTCGCTAACCACAAGGCTATCGCTAGCCTATGCCCATCAACCAAAGAAGATGCGCCTCTGATCTTACTGCGCACATTCATCGGATCGTCATCAGCTTGGAGAGCCGCCTTTGACATATGATGAATACTTAGAGTGCAACAGTTAAAACGCGAGGAGATAGAGGCGCAAAGTTGACAGTAAAGTTGAGCGGCTTCATTAGATGAACTAATAGGCGCTCCACTCATGGCTTGGATTGGATCAATGATAACCAGTTCTAAATTCGGTATGGTTTCTAATTCAGCTAAGAGTTCTCTAGCTTGATCGGTGATTTGTAAACCTTTGGAATCGTCTCTAATAAGTATTAAAGGTTCAGGTTGATCGGGGATTGTATGGGTGAATACATCGTAAGGTGCATCGAATCTTTTATTGCCTTTATCCAAAGCATTGATTCGTCTATGGATTTCAACCAAGTCATCCTCGGCTGATAGTATCACCACATTACCGCCTTTGAGTATGGGATGATCAAACCACATTCCAGAGCCTTGCGATACTTTAATGGCTAAATCTAATGCCATCATGGATTTACCTACCCCACCAATCGAGGCAAGGATTCCAGGCTTGGATATTTCTAACAGTTTATCCACAAGCCAAACCTTTGGTGGCGGTTCTTTAACTAGGTTTCTAATGGGGTGTTTGGTTAGACCTAAACCTTGATTTAATATTTCTAATCTAACCCTATCTAATCCATGAGTTTTAGCTAAGTCGTTATAGTCTCCTCTCGCGCTCGGCACGCGCACGAAACAGTTAGGAATGGCAGATGCTACCTCGTTAGCTTTCCTCTCGCCTACGCCGCTCTCATCGTTATCTAGGGCTATATATAATCTTGCTTGAGAAATCTTGCGAATATTAGTAACAGCCTCCATAGTAAAGTTCGCCGAAAATACGCAAACTGTCGGTATCTTCGTAGATTCATAAACTGTAGCTGCGGTTGAGTATCCCTCGACAATGATTAAGTTTTCTTGCGTGGCTAATGTTGCTTGCTCGCACCCAATAAGAAAAACATTACCTTTGATTTCGCTCGCGCTCACAAATCTTTTCTGTCCTTTCTTATCTATATACTGTAAACTACGCATCTCTCCGCTTACTGCGGAGATGACAGGAACAATTAAACTTCCGTTCAGTTGTTTCAATCCATAACTTTTAACATTTTTATTATTTAGATACTCATGCGAGATCACGGGCTGACAGTTTTTATATCTTTCTTTTACTTCTTTAGCTACTTCATCATGCCTAACTTTCTTCGCTACTTCGGCCCGCTCAATAGCTTCTTCCATTCTTTTTTGTAGCGCTACTCTATCAATGTTTGATAGTTGATTAGTGTTAATGCTTGACCACTTGTGTTGTTCACCCGTTCGCCAGTTACCAAAAGTTGCAAAATAATTTCCGTCTAGCTCATTGATAACATACCAACCGCTACGCTCATTGCCTTTATCTGGTCTAACACCAGGCGCAGATTGAACGGGTACTCTTGTTACCTGTCCTGTTAAGTCTAATGAATTGACGAACAACCCTTGGTTATTCATCTCGCGTATTAAATCATCCGTGCTATTACCTTGACTGGCAAAAGCAAAGTTATCATCAATGACTAAGCCTTTCTCTCCATACCATTTAGTCAGTTCCATCTCTTAATGTTCTCTCCAATTTTCCTGTTTCTGCTTGATGGTTGGCCCAGTTGAGATATTCTCTAATAGCCTTACCAAATAACAGTTCTCTTTTTTCTCTATCCCATTCGTGCATAACATAAGAACCTGTGTCCTTGGCTATCTTGAGATAGATGTCTTTCGTTTGTTTGATAGCGTAATCTAAGCCCTCGTTGCTCATCTGCGCTACATTCTTGAGTTGTTCACCTTTCTTTAATTTTTCTAGGTGATCCATGCTACAAGCTCCTAACCAAGTGTGATCTTTACCATATACAAACCCTTTCGCTGGCGCTCTACAAAAAGCGCACAGCGATGGTTTGCTTATTAATGGATTAAAAAGGGATCCTGTCGCCAAGATCTTCTTCTACTTTCGGAGGTGTCGGCGCACTTGCCTCTACCTTCTTACCCTCTGCTGGTTGCCAATTGCTACCAAACTTAGAGTCGATCTCTGGGTAGTTGTTTTCGTTTAGCTTTAACATACAACTAACTGTCTTACCATTAAGCTCGTTAGTGTCTTTTAAAGTTCCAGTAATGCCAGCTGCTTTTGCAAGACCTGCCATTTCCTTCATACCAAAACCAACATACTTAGGATTGTCATGCGCAACAGTTACAGTAAAACCTGTTTGTAATCCTGTTCCCGCAATCCTAAAGTTAAGTTGCATACCCATCCAACCATTCTGACCTGATCTTAATTCTTCATTAGTATTTACATACTCAAGATCATATCTTCCTGGTTTTATATCCGTTTGTTGTTCGACAACTTCCACATCGCCGAAAAAATTACTTATATCCATATTGATACCCTTTATATCTATATATTAATTAACCTGGATCGTAAGAATCATAATCAGATAAGTATTCGATTAAATCCTCACAATCCGCCTGCATTGAAATAAGCCAATGTAATCCGTCAGTAGGTAAAGAGTTGTCCTCTGGATTGATAGAATCTATGTGTTTATTCAAGATCATATCAAACAGTTTTAAGGTTCTCTTTACTCTTTCAACTTCTCCTAATCGGCTCATTTCAACATTTCCTCTCTTATGGTTGCCCACTCAAAAGGCATCTCACTAGGCAAGCCATATCTGTTCTTGGCCATATAACCAGGTGCTTGCTCAGTAAAAATAGTTCTGTCTCCAGCAACAGTCTTGGTAGTCATACCCATCTTGCCTTTGACTTGTACAGTTCCAACTTTGTAGTTGGCAAAAAAGACTGCATCGCTATGTTCTACTAATAAGTCAGCAGCTTTACGATGTAGTTTGATTTCATGTCGATCATGTGGATCATTAGATGGGTCTTCATATCTGCGAATCTGATTGTGTGCAATCTGTATTACAGTCATTGATTTCTCATCTCTAAGTCTGTTGAGAACCTCAACATACTCTTTCCACTTATCAAGAGCTGCAACATAGCCTTTACCATAAGCAGGTGTATCTATTTGCGCCCAACCATTTTCTTTACAGACATGATCCCATAGCAAGGTTTCTAACCAGTCTAGTGAATCAATACAAGCAACACGAAATTCGTGATCTTCTGTAAGCAAAGAGGTTAGATTATTCATAAACTCTTCATAGCTTTTAGCTACTGGAAAGTGATCGCACTCAATCTTTCCGATACCATCCTCAGATTGTACGATTACACATTTATCCATGCTTGCGGCAAATGATGTTTTACCGATACCACCTGGGCCATAACATATAAGTCTTGGTGGTTTTACTTTACCTTTCTTTTGGATTGCAGCTAAACTCATTTAGCCACCTCAACCTTAGATTCATCACCCTCAACAGCTTCTTTCAAAGCGTTGCTGTAATGTTTGCCAAGTATCTCTAACTTCTCTACTTCAAAGTTAGCGTTAGCAATGACCTCCTGCCTTTGTTGGTTAACAAGGGTCACTTTGTTATATAGAATCTTGTTCTCTTCAGACAAATCATCTACTTTATATTCTTTACCATCCTCATTAAAGGTAAAGGTTAGTTCTTTAGTTTCTTCAACCATATTTCTCTCCTAGAGTAGTTTTATAAGTATCACAATCTGCCTTGGCATTACAAAATCTGCAATGATCTCCCGCCGCATATTGTGGGTTTTCTTCGTCACAAGCATCAGTTGCTTGTTTCAAATCGTTGTAGCCCCAATCAACCAGATTGGTAGCTGAAATCTCGTATGTTCTTATAGCGCCATCTTTATGCCAACCGCGTGGTTGTACAATGGTCAGCTCCATGGTGGTATTCTCATCCCCATACCGCGCGAGCGCACCCAGTCCATAAATCATTAACTGCTTATTCCTTTCGACATCTACACCCCACTTACCAGACTTTAAATCTATAACTGCGATGCGATCTTCACCAATTAATATTGTGTCAGCAGTACCAAAACATTTTGTTGATATCTCATCCATGTAAACTTTTTCTTCTATCAACATCTTGGCGTTAAGTTCTTCTTTTCTTTTATGTATGTACTCTACATAAGTCTCCGCGCACGCAATCATATCCTCATCAACTTCTATCTCGAAGTCTTCGACCACCTGAACTTTACCTAACCAATAGTCACGCAAGGTCATGTCTTTGAGTCTGCCTTTTAATAGCATCTCGCACATCTCATGGATAAGCGTTCCTGTAGCCGCAGGGATGCCTACCTTGTATTCTGCTGAATAGTTTAGGTACGCGCTCGCTGGGCATTTAAACCAGCGATCTGAGGATGAGGGGCTAAATATTGCGTGAGCCATTGGAAACGTATGAGCTTTCTTCTAATTCTTTGATTTCTGTTAAATCATAAAGAACTTTACCGCCGATCTTATAATAGTTAGGGCCTCCGCCTTTGCGCCTTAAATTTGATAGCGCGTGTGGATTTTTGCCCCACCTTTTAGCTAATTGCTTAGTGTCTATAAAGACTTTATCGGTGTCTGTCATTTCCTAATACTCCCTTTTTGTATTTGAATGTTGTTAAATTTACACTAAAGTTATATGATATGCAAATATATTTATAAAAAAGGAGAAGAATATGAGTATAGATAATGCAACGCCAGAGGAATGGGATCAAGCAATTGATATGCTTGCGATCAATAACCAGGTAGGTGGCAATCATTATAAAGGCAATGGCATACAACCCATTGAGTATATTTACGCAAATGGTTTGTCATGGTCGATGGGTAATGTATTGAAACTTATTACCAGAGATAAGGTTGATAAGGTTGAAGACTTACTTAAAGCCAAGCATTACATTGACCTTGAACTACAACTTGTACATGGTGTAGACGGAGAGGGTAACAAATTAGGCCAATATACCAAGGAGGTAAAGGTCTAGGAGTAAAGCAATGAACTTGTTTGATTTTGAAGATCCAGTTCTAAATGAGAGGAACAACAATACGCCTGTTTATGTAAACAGACACATTGCGCGTTCTTTGATAGATGTAGCTGGGTTGGAAAATAAAGATCCTCAAGCTTTAGCGGAGTATTTCCTACAAGTGGGAATTAACTCCGTTAAGCATTATAAGGATCAAGAAGTTATGTTTGATATTGAAAGTCTTTAATTAAGGTCTTCCAATATATCTTTGATGTTTTTAACAGCATCATTGTTCTTCATGTGCTCATCAACGATGGTTAGCTGACCCTTGTCTATGGGTTTAGAGAAAACCACATTTCTGTGGGTTATAGAAACAAAAGCAAATATATCTATCTCATTGTCTTTATATTTTCTATGAGCAACTCTTTGGCCCTTCCGCATATCAAACCGCCAATTACCTCTGCGTTCTTCTATCTTAGATTGTGTTTTAACCTGGCACTTATACAGCTTTAAGTTGTGTTCAAAGATAATGTCTGCGGATGCGTTGTGTGGAACGATGCTTACTGTGTCAGAAACTTGAGAGAGGATTGCTGCTGTGAGATATTCACCAAAACGACCAACTCGTTCTGTTGCAAGGGGCATGGGTTATTTATAAAAGCTCTTTTGGTATTTCACTTGCTTGAACATACTCTTTTCTTTGCTCTAATCTTTCTTTTATTCTATTAGAATATTCTTTCGCTATTTCTTTTCTTTGTGTTGGTGTTAAATTTTTGTCTTTTAAAGTTTGTGTTCTTCTTGCTTTTATTTGTTGTATCTCATAATCCATAGATTTTATATTTTGTAATCTGCTTTTTTGAGGGTCTATAGAATAAAGGTTGACACCAAACAATCTCATCATGGCTTGTGTTTTTGTTATTTTTGGATCTCCAAACTTGTTTACATCTCTATCTATTGCTTGTTTTAGTTTTCCAGCAAACCCAATATCCGTCAACCATGTTGGCATGGCTGTTCTATAAAGATAATTTAATTTATCTTGTAGTTGTTTTTCTGCTGAGTCAGCATCATTCGATATTTCTCTTTGTGTAAATGGATCTATGTTTGTTGTCCACGCAGTAATTAATTGAGGTATTGGGCCACCCAGCGCCCCTGTTTGTCTAAGAGCTTCTGAGAGTTCTCCTTCCTTTGCATCTGTTGCTATGCCTGTAAACATACTCCAAGGAAGAAAATAACTAAAATCAAACACTTGCCATTTATCATTTTCATCTTTAAATGGTAATAAAAAAGCAGAACCTTTATCTCTAATCCATTTTGGCATTGCTTCTTTCAACTTATTTACATCGTCAATAGAAACATCTTTTGTAGATGCAACATAAGCTGCCGCTGCTGTTGGTATAGCCAAATACTTTACATATTTTTCTGGATATCTAATTGCAGACTCCAATAAATTAGGCAAAACTTTATAGTAAAAAGTCATAAATGGTATACCAAGAGAGTGAGTTCTAATATCTTTTACTGAGGCTGGAACTAAAGAATAATCAAATAAAGATTTTTGCGCTTCAAAAGCTGCATTAGCTTCGTCAACGCCCCTTTTCATCTCATCAATTATTTTTGTTGTTTTGCCAATAATTTCTATAGCCTGGTAAACATTACCAGCCCAATCACCTATTATGCTTCCATAATATCTAGCAGCATCTACAGCGTTTTTAGTTTCTTGAGCTTTTAATTTTCTGTATAGTTTGTTGAGTTCAACCATTTCTTGTTTTGCAAATGTTGAATCTATGATTCCATATTTTCTTGCTATTTGAGTATATGGGCCATTCTTACTCATATCTTGTACTGCTTCTAAAATTCTTTTTGGTAATTTTTGCGCAGGTATTCCAGACAAATCTAACAAAATAACATTTGAAGAAGCATTACGAATTTGTGATGGTGGGTTTAAAGCAACTTTAGAAAACTTAAACCATTTTGTTAGCTTTGCTAGTTTTCCAGGCTGTCCAAATATTTTTCTAAACCAGTTATCAGATACATTACCAGCGTATAAAAGATCATCATAAATTTCTTTTCTGACATATGCTCCCCTTAGAACACCATACTGTTTGCTGTCTGGCATTTGTTTGTACAAAGAAAGATCTTCTTTTTGTATGTTTGCGTTTGCTTGGTCAATTAAACTATCAAATTCTTTTACAATTTTTTTGTCTTTATTTGGCCTTAGGTTTCCTGTTATTTCATCAGCAACCCTATCTCTTTCTTGTTTTAACCAAACTGGACTAACTTTTTTGCCTTGAAAATCTACCAAGCCAGATTGCAATGTCCATTTAGGATTGTTAAATACCTTTTCAAACATTTGATATTGAACAATATCAGTCATTGGATCTTCTATTGCTCTTGCTCCTTGTTGAGATATGTCTGTGACTTCACCGAGAAATTCTATAGTTTCATCACTCATATCTTTTCTAGGTTTTGTGTAACCCATAGCAGATTTTTTATCTAAATATTTTAAATATACTTTGGGTAAATAAGATCCTTTGTTGGCTTCAACAGTTTCTTTTTCTAGTATTCCAGACCTAACCAAAGAATCGCCAATATAATCTATTCCCCTTCTAAGGTCTTTTGCTTTTTCTTGTAAGTCTTTATTTTTTATAACGCTAATATCTGCCTCTTTTGTTAAATATCTTCTAGCGGCAAAATTATCTTCGGGCGATAACTCGGAAAAAGTATCAAATACTTTTCTTGTCATGTCTTTAACTCTGGTTAATTTACCGCCAGTTAACCCTCTAAGCGTTAAATATTCTTTTTGTTCTGGCAAGGTTTTTAAAGGAGAAAATCTTACAAATGGTTTTTTGATTGAATCTATAATGTTGGTTGCTGTTTGTTGATAGGCTTCACCAAACAATCCTGCTCTAGGTTGAAATGGCTGCAACTCTATATCTGGTAAGGGTTGTGTTATTTCTTCTAACTCTTGCCTCAAAGTGGGCTGTGTTCTTGTGCTTGGAGAAACCAAAGTTTCTTTTTCTTGAGTTATTTCTTTTTGTATAACTGGTTCAACCTCTCGAGCTATTTCTTTGGTTGTTATTTTGGGGTCTTCGATGCTTGGTTGTTCTCTAGTTATAACATCATCTAATTTATTTTTAGCCGCTCTATACCCAGAAATACCACCAACTGTTCCGCCCAATGCTCCACCCAAAGTTGCTCCCAGCGCCGCTGATTTTAAAGACTGCATTGGATCAAAACTATCTTGTTGACCTGCTTGTATTCTAGCTGATTGTCTTAAAGCGTTGTCTGCAACTGTATATGCAGTACCCTCATACACACCAGCTTTAGCTCCAGATTTTAAACCAGCTTTTGTTGCCTCTTTTACACCAGCTTTTATACCTTGTTTAATTGCTTGTGCGCCTAATCCGCCGCCTATTAAAATGCTAGGATCTGTTGCAACGCCCTTAATAAATCTTCCAGTTCCAGCTAAGCTAATTTTTTTCTGGTCATACATATCCATCAAATTAACAAAAGCATTTTTTTGTTCGTCTGTTGCTTGTGTAAGTTGAGCTGTCTCCCACCCCATTTTAGGAAGATTGTAGTTAAACCAACCCATATAATCTAAAGCATATTTGGCATAATCACCATCAGATTCTAAGCCTGTTGCTTCTGCGCCTTCGTTTAATTGATAAACTTGTTTAGCAGATTCAATCCATTGAGGATCTTGTGATAAAGTTTCTTCTGTATATTTATATTCTTTTGGAGCTGCGCCAGTTATCTCTGCTAGATTTCTTTGCTCGTTTATTTCATTTTGTATTTCTTGGTCAGATTTACCAAAAGGAGTAATACCAAAATCCAAAGCTCTGTCTGTTAAAGATACTTCTTGTTTTGGTTGTGATGCGTAATAATCAGAAAAAACTTTTTTTATTTGCTCTTCTGTTGGAGCAGCATCACCTGTAAGTTTAAGAGACTTACCCTGTTCGTCTGTTATTTTATATGAAGGCATATTAGCCCAGTTAAATTTCTTCTACTTGAAAACCACCTACAGTCATAACTTTTTTATCATCTGTTATGTCTTCTGTTTTAGGCATTGAGAATTGTTTAAAAATATTTTTTAAATTATCTAATTGAGCTTGTATTTCTTCTGGCGTATAAAGTTCTTGAGTGATTGGATTAACTGTTTTTGCTAGAGAAGCAGCAGTAGCTTGCAATGTTTGTGTTTCAGTTTTTCCAGCGTTAATACCAGCAAAAACTTTTTCTGCTAATGCTATATCTTCAGCAGTTCCAGTTTTTCTAATTTCCTGCAAAGAGGCATAATTTTGTGCTGCTGCTGTAGGCCTTCCTGCTACTGGTTGTTCAGCTTTATATTTTTCTAATATTAGTTTATCTAAATTTTCATAACCCATAGCTTTGGATAAATCATAAAATGGAGATTCGGGATCTAATTTTGCAAGAAACTCTTGATAATTTTTCTTTCTTTCCTCTTGCTTTTTTTTACCCTCTTGCATTTCCTGCAATGCCATGGTGTTTTGCACAAAGTTTTTATCGCCTTTTAAAGCACCGCCAAGCGCGTAAAGCATTAAACCTAACTTTTGGTTTTTAGATGCTTTATCATCAATAGGGGGCATACCAATAGGTGATTGCATGGGTTGCATAGCACCTGGCTGACCGCCGCTTTGATTAAATGCTTTTAAAATATCTCCAAACGCCATTATAGAACTCCGTAATTAACTCTGTAGTATCCGTTTTCGTCTTCAATAACTGCTTCAGGCATATACTTTTTAACCTCTTGAGCAAGAACACCTGTGGTTGGATCATTAATTCCTAGCTCTTTTGCTTTGTCGTTCCAATCCCAAGTGTATAAATTGTGTCCATTTTCAGACTTGCCAATAGGTTTAATGTTTTCTTTTAATCTTTCGTCTGAGGCAAACATAAGTTTTGTTGCATATAATTGTGCGCCAGTACCTAAAATATCGCCTAAACCAGTTTTTTGCTTTGTTGTGGTTGTTGGAGTTGTAACCCCTTGACCCGCAGCCAATAAACCAAACTGTTGAGGCCCATAAGCCAAAGCTCTTTGGAACTCTTCGTAAGGTACTTGTAGACCCATTTGTTGTAATTGCTGTTGTTGTGCGCCAATCTGACCAAGCTGTCCAAGTCTTGCTTGTTGCTCCGCGCCCACGCCCCCAAGCAATCCTGCTTGTTGCTGTCTTGCGCGTAGCTCTAACTCTGGGGCAAACATTGCCATTTGCTGTTGTCTTGCGATATCTGATTCAGCAGCCCTTTGTGCCTGCTCAAAACCAGCTTGTCTTAAACCAGCAGCAGTTCTAGCTTGTTGCTCGATGTAAGGTCTTTGTGATTCAGATTCTAATAAAGCAGAGCGTGAACCGCCAAAAGCACCCGCGCCGATTGCGCGTGATTGCGCTTGACCTCTAGCTATATCAGCTTGTCTTTGTATATCAGCCATAGACTGATCTATCACTTGTTGAGTGTAAGGTGATTGATATGCGCCTATGTCAGCTCCTAACAATGAGCCAACTTGACCTATTTGTGGGGCTTCTCTTTGTGCTAATTCTTGTATGCCAGTTAATGGGTCATACTGCATCCCAGTTTCAAACAAACCACGGGTGGCTTGAAATTGTCTAAGTTGATCTGGGTTAAACCCAGCAACTCTAGGGCCTGTGTATGGAACGAATGGTGTACCAGCTAATGATTTACCAGCTTGAAATAACTCTTTTGCTTGTGCTTCTTGGTATGCTGGTAGACTGACTGATTGTGTTTGTTTGCCTTTACTCATAATTCTTTACTAATTAAATTTTCTGATTTAAAACCTAAATGTTTTAGTTTTCTTAACCATCCTTTTCTACCACCGCCATATAATCTTTTACAACCAGCAGCTTTTGCAAATGCCTCTAAGGATGGCAACATATCCTCTAACTCCTTGTAATCACCACCACAAAACAGCAAGTTCATTGCTGTATTTTGGGGGAATACTACAAATTCAGTTATCATAGCCGACTTCTTAGCTGGCCATAAATGGAATATTCCATGTCTTATTTTATCCTCTATATCGTCTATTGTATAGGAATCTTGATGTTTGATAGCTTTTGCTATATATGGCTTACAGCGTTGCCACTGTACTTCCCACTCTTCAGGTTGTTTTTTAATTGGCGTGACTTTATTAATCGCCTTTTCCATACTCAACGATACTCATAATTACACTTAATTTGTTTGCATGAGAAGCTGTGCAATTTATAATTTCTCCTGCTGTTAATATTAAACTTCTCGTTAATAATTCAACTGTATTATGTGCGCCTATATTGTATTGTGACCATAGCGTATGCACCACAGAGTCATCACTTGTCATGGTTAAAGTAAAATCTGTTTGTTGACCGCCATCCTCTGTTACTAAAATTGATTCAACAATTGCAAAGTCAAAATCACCACCGCTAGGTGCTGTATAAATTAAAGTCGCACTTGTTGTTGTTAAATCAACTGTTGCATTTACAGCCCTTTGTATGTACTGTCTTTGTGAGGATAAATCCATTATCTTTTACCTCTTTGTTTAACATCTAAGCGTATATTACCTACTTGGAAATCTTGTGTGGTACTACCTGTGACTGTCATTTGTACTTGTCTTGCTGTAAATCTTGCATCAGTATAGCCATCATTTTCAAAAGTAAATGATCCAAAGTCCGTGACTGGGCCTAATGGAGTAAATCGACCTTTGAAACTGAGGGTAACACCAGGTAAAGAGTTAGCCTCTTCGTCTGGTAATATTTGATTGCATTGCACATAGTTATCACCATTGCCTATTTGTATAGGTCCTGTCTCACAAAATGGTACTTGTGAGTTTAGATTAGGTGAATTATTTAATGTGGTTGATTCATGTTCATAAACAAAGCCTTGTGAGTCACCAGCAATGGGGTAAGTAAATGCACCTTGGTCAATCCAAAAACCTCTGTCCATAGAACCAATAGACCAAACATTGCTATTGTAGTTCCATATAACATATTTGTTAGAAGTGTATTGTGAGTCACCGCTTGGAAATCCCCACCATATTTCATTAAAGTTAGAGTTATGTCCACCCCAACACGCGCCCCTGCCTGCTACATTTATTTGGTCAAAGACATAATCATGCACTTCGCAAGGTAACTCTCTAACATTACCATCGTAAATATAAAAAGCATTTTCACCCATCCATGCAAGAAAATTACCTGTTGATACAACTGTTCTGGAGCTGATTGATTTACAGTTCGTACCTGCATCGGCTATACCATAAACAAAAGGTGATCCAGCATAAAACATTCTGTTAATACCAGTATCACTAAAAATAATCACATCAGATCTATATTTAACACCAAACAAGGCTCTTCCGCCTGTAGGTATTTGTAAGTCTCCTGCTGTGTTTGTGGCCTTCGATGTCCAGTTGTTACGATCTTCCCTGTTTGACCAAGCAACCTTCCTAGGGTCATCTGACGAGCCTATAGCCACTAAATGTCTTTCATTGGTGACTAAGGTTGATAAGTTGCCTGTGGGTGCGTTGGTTACAACTGTTGCTATGGTATCGGCTGTACCGCCTGAGTTTGGTCGCCATTTATAGATTTTGCCATCTTTAGAAAAAGTAAAGACTAGATCTTCACCCCAGTTATCAAAAGAAAAATAACCAGCTTGTAAGACTAAACCAGATTGACTCCTAGCATCACCATAATCTTCTTCACCATAATGATATGCACCAAAGCCTAATGGATCGTCACTTGCATCATTAACAAAGCCTACTGGTGTAATGTCTGTCCAAGTGTTGTCATACAAGACATATACTTTTTCTCTTGTACCAACTCCTAGAACATTGTTACCAGCATTATCTTTATAACCATAAAGACCTATGATAGCTCCGTCTAATGCTGTACCTCTAAGTTTTTCCCACCCGCCAATAGGTTTTAGATATCCGTTTTCAAAACGCACCAAATCACCATCGACCCAACGCCCTTTATTGGCGTAGTCTGTGCCATTGGTTACGATTCCTGCGGGGGGTGTTATTGGAAATAATGCCATAGCCTTATTGTATAAGACCTCGCTTTATTAGTCATTAACTAGATGGAGGTGTTGGCCATTCTCCTAATGGTCTAACAGGTGGAGTTGCATCGTTGTATTCATACAAGGCTGCTAACTCATCGACTGTGGTACAAGCATCAATTTTGCTTTGCATATCTGCTGCTGTGCTTCTGACATCAGTTCTAAAAGTAGACCAATCAGCAGGAATAGCTGTACCAGCTTCCTGTTCTCTGACCACATACCAATCATTAGGCTGTAATAAACCATAGGCTTGATTGATAATCACTTGATTGTGATTCCATTTAAGACCATGAGTTTTTACATCTCCAACTGACTTTCCTTCTGGTATTAAACCATCTTCTTCATCTTGAGATGTATAAGTTGTATCGTCTAAGTTTTTAGGTGTAGCTGTACCATAAGATGCAGTTACCACTCCGTCTGAATAAACAAAAGATTGGTTCGTGTTGATGTAGTAAGAAGGATTTTTAAAGTTGCTGTCATCGACAACCACTTCATAAATTCCGATTGCTTCAAGTTCATCGCTAGACCAAAGCATAAAGATATTTTGTGGATAAGATACATCCCCAATGGTTATTGCTTTAGGTCTGGTGTAAACCTTACTTACTTGATTGTTTTCTACTAATGCCCACATATTAATTCCTATTATATATTATCTTGCTGTTGTTGGTATACCTGTTGATGTCGTAAATGGATTCTCTGCAAACGCCATGTAGATGTATGATGCACCACTTATATTTTGGTCGCCACTTACTGTTCTGTTTTTAAAACCATTACTTAATAAATCTATTTGGTCACCTGCTGCATCTTCTGCGTTGGATAAGTTAGGATAAAGTTGTGAAGTATCACCATTAAATCCACTTCGTTTGTTATCAAACAGTCTCCAGTTAGTCACACCATCAGACCTTTTTATCATAACCCAAGCAGGTTTGAAGCCTGTATAGACGAATGCACCATTTGTATTTCCATTACCGACATATTTGCCAAACTTGCTGTAGCCTTGTTTTTCTGCGAAGCAGTAGGCTATATAGTCCTCGCCACTTGTATTTGTTTGTATAACTGAACCACTACCGCTTCTGATAGAAAAAATTGTTGAAGTGCCACGAGTAGGTGCGTTTGATAAAACTCTGCCTTGCGTACTATCACTTATGCTATCAGTAGTATTTAGTTCTAAAGAATGATTTGCGTCTACACCCTCAGACCAAACTACCCAATTTGCTGCTCCATTCCTATTTTTAACTATTACAGCATTTGCTCTTACACCTAAGCCATGTCCTATAGTTTGGTCAGCAGTAGAGCCTGTTCCAGTATATTGAACAATGCTAAATCCTGCATCTTGATTAACTTGTACTGTAGAAGTTATAGAGCCATTTGTATCGGTGCTAGTCGTACCACCATTGGCTTTCCATGCCCATGCAACCCATGTTTGAGAACCTAAATCAAACCAAGAACTTCCAGTTGAAAAACCATTAGTGTTAAAAGATGTAATTTGATTTGCATCAGTTCCTTCGCCATTAGTTCCATTTGCGTATAAAAATTTATTAGCTCCTCTTGAAGAGTCGTGTAACCAATGATTGCTACTAGAATCTCTACGTTTCCACCAAAGAAAATCAGGTTGTAAATCGCTATTACCATCAAAAGTGTGGCTTTGTGGTTGTGATGCTCCAACACCAGTCTTAATTTGAAAATATGCAGATGGGTCGTCTATATTTGTATAAGCCATTATCCGTACTCCGCTAAATTTTTAGTGCATAAGGCGTAGTAGCCTGATGGGGGTGCGTATTCAAAAGTTCCGTAGCCATTTTCGTCTGTTGCTGCACTTGCTGGTGTGTATGATGTAAAGCCACCAAAGTTAAAATAACCACCACAGCCGTTTAAATAAACGCTACCAACAGGCATAGCAAAATCACCGATACTTGTAAAAATTGGGTTGCCACTATTTTGAATTGTTCCGTTTTTATAAAGATACATATCTCCATTGTCCATATCTAAAGCTACACCTGCTATGTCATTTGGTGAAAAAGTATTAAACTTATTACTTATAATTGAGCCATTTGTAAATGTGCCACCATTTGGTAAAAGAGCTACATGGGAAGGATAACCTGAGCCACCTCCTGCTGTTTGGGTTGAATCAGTAGATTCAGAGCTAGTGTAGCCTATGGCAGGCCAATATGCTGTTCCCCCGTGATTAATGTCTTTAAACTCCCAGTACCATTTACCCCTACTAACACCCATCGTTCCTACAACAGTATTACCAGAAGCACCAGTAGAAAACAAACTTGTCGCACCTTGAGAGATAACAGTATTAGCTTGAGTCAACATAACTGGATTAAGCGTACAAAAATTATTAGTAGGTGTGTCAGTTGCTTGGTCTGCGGATGTGATGTTGTTTAAACTTAAATCTGTACCACCATTAGCATCTTCTCCTAAATTAGAAGAATTACTAAAGTCTAAATAATTATCTAAACTTCCAAAAGTTCCTGTAAAGGCTTTAGGTTTCCAAATACCACTATCATCATCAAATTCACCAAAGTCTGTTGGGTCTAAAGTTTGCCCATTGATATAATAAACTTCAGCTAAATATCCATTAATTCCATCACTAGTGTATGAACCACCGCCGCCAACTCTAAAGTTATAGGTATTGTAAACACCCCAAAGTGGACTTCCTTGATTTTGGTCTTGCGGTATATATGTAGTAAAATCAGTTACTCTTACACCATTAACCCAAAGCTTCATTCTGTCTG